GCTTGGCTGTATGTTTGGCCAAGGTGCTAAGGGATTGGTGGCATATGCCGAAGGGATGGGCGTAAAACTAACTGAGATTCAAAGTCAAAAAGCTGTTAACGCATATCGAACAGACTATAAGCGTGTAAAAGAATTTTGGTATGAATGTCAAGACGCAGCGGTCAAGGCAATTGAACAACCCAATGAAATGCAAGAAGCCAGTAAGCTTCGTTTCATGTATGCAAAAGATGTGTTGTGGATGAAACTACCGAGTGGTAGATTTATTTGCTGGCGGGATCCCAAGGTCGAGGAGCAATTGACACCATGGGGTGATATGAGAGAAGGCATCACCGTCGTCAATCAAAACACTTTCACCCGCAAATGGGGTCGTAACATGTTGATTGGTAGTAGTATTTTCCAGTCGGCTGTCCAAGGCACCGCGCGTGACATGCTGGCCGAGGCTTGTTTGTTGTTGGAAAAGAACGGCTTTGAGGTGCTTAACTTGATCCATGATGAAGTCCTCATGTTAGTAGATGAACATCAGGCGCAAACCGCCTTAGATCGTGTAGTCACCTTGATGACTACACCGCCTAAGTGGGCTCTAGATTTTCCGTTAGCAGCAGAAGGTTGGGTAGGTAAGCGTTATCGGAAGTGATTACTCTTCACGGGGATTTTCGTGTGGCCAGAAAATCCCTTCTTGCATTATTCGTTCAATAACAGTATTACGAGCCGCTGGCGAATAGTTTGTTAAGCCGTAGGTTCGTGGAGAGGCTACCATATCGGTTACTATAGATTGTCTAGCGTCCATATCACCTTCATACAATCTTCTTAAAAAATCAGTAGTATATAATCCACGAACCATTTCACTGGCATTTTCATAAGCGCGTTGCCTAATTGCATTAACATGATCTTGTTCATTCGGTTCCATCTCATGCGCACCATTAGCCAATTCATTTTCAGATGGGTGCCAAGGGGATTCTGGAATTTTAATTTCACTAAATGGATTTGGATGTTTTTGAATAGCCCGTTCAAAATCAGCATTAGAAGGTAGTTTTTCCATTGGGTGTTTTTTAAACCAGTCAGCCATAATATTTAACATATTGGTAATTTGTGGTTCTGTAAATTCATCTACCCAACCGTTTGGACCTTTGTCAGCTAATTGCCCTAGAGCAGAAATTAATTGGTCACGATATTTACCGTTATGATCTAACAGCATGTCTACTAGTTTACGATGTGTATCTAAAGATACTTGACCCTCTGGTTTTCTATCACCAAATAAAATATCTAAATTTTCAACAACATGATCTTTTAAGTTATCTTGTAAATAAAGTGATTCTGGGTCTTTTACTAAAACACTATAAACTTCTTCACGAAGTGTTTGTTTATCCCAATCACTTAATTTTTTTGGAGGTTCAGCAGATAAATCAACTTGCATATCACCAGCTAAAGCTTCGAATTGATCCGTGGTAAAAAATCTTGGAAGTAAATTTTCGCTTTCTACTTTATCTAAAAACTGTTCTACCGTAGGTGAATACCAATCTTGTCTTTTATCAGACATATTACCAACTGCATCATAAGTATTTTTTAAATCATGAACTTCTGGTAAATTTTTTAAATCACGAACATCAGTTAACTGATCGGCATGTTGATTAAGAAATTTAACCATATGTGGTACATATTCTGGTTTAACTTTTTGATTATCATACCCTTTCATTTCTGCAATATATTTAGTTGGAGCACCTTGCAATTTTTCAACATACTCACGCACTTCTGGATATAATTGATATGCATTTTTAACAGCTTCAGCTGAACCAAAATTATTTTTATTATCAACAAATTCTAAATATGCGGCATGATTATTTTTTTCTAACCAATTAGCAATAATGTCGGCTTGTTGGCTTACTCTTAATACACGAGGTGCTTCATAGTGCATATCAACACTAGCTTGTGCAACACCTTTAGGATCAAGTAAACGGGCAATTTCAGCTTTACCCCTTTCCAATCTATCCATATAACGTCTAGCATGAGTTTGTTCATATGGGTCAGCACCCTTAACCACCTTACCGGTATGTGGTTCAATATACGGACCATGATTATATTCTGGAGTTGGATAATCTGGAGTATTACGACAACCAGCACCAATACATTGTTTTAAATCAATTGTACTTAAACCTAAATCACGAAGTGCTAAATTTTTACCAGTGTCTGTTTGAACATCCTCGGGTCTAATAATATGCATTTTAGAACCATCGTCATATGGCACATCAGATTGAATACTTTCAAAACGAGATTTACGCCAATCATCTTTAGCTTGCTCAACAGCCTCTTTGCTTTTTTGTGCAGATTTGTATTCATCAATTAGTTTTTGTAGGACATTTGCTGGTAAAGCTTTTTGTAAATCTTTTGGTTGTAATTTACCTTGAAGTAAATCATGAAGTACTCTTTTTCTAACAGCAGGAAGACCAGTTCCTTCTTCTACATCATAATGATTTAAATCATTAACAACAGAATATCTTTCTAATTTTGATCCAGCGGGGTATTTTGGATCATCAAATTTAGAATAGGCAAATGTTCTAGGATACAAAGATCTATCTATATCTGCTTCCATGCGTTTTCCACTAGGAGTTAAAGCAGTCTCTTTACCAATATTTGTGTTTAATAAATTTTGGTTAGTATCTCTATATTTTCTTAAAGCACTTTCTCTACCATGTTCAACAATACTTGCTTGTGTTTCGGTAAGTGGTTTAACTTCTGGAAATAAACCTTTAATTTCTCGACCATTTTGATTAAAGAAATTTGAAATTGGAACATTGGCTTCATCAAGGGTTTTTAACATAGGATCTGTTTCAAGACCAGTACCCATTTGATTGGTAATATATTTTTGATAAGGCCCCATTATCCAAGCATTATAGTGCGGTGCTATTTCTTCAATTTGAGCTGGAGTGTATAATTTTTTGTTACCAGCTTGTTCTGCTCCAATATTAAATTTTTTTGCAAATTCATTAGCAGCTTCTTTTGTTAATTCTAAAACCCTCGGATTCTTGCCTACATAATTGTTAAATTCAGGATCTTTTTTAAGACCATATTCATTTAAAAATTCTTCCCAAGCTTGTTGCAATCTATAATTATCCAAAATACTCGGATGATGTTTTTCAAATTGTTTTACAAATGCTTTAACTGGATCATCTATTTGAAGTATAGATAAATGTTTACCAAGTGAGCTTTGTTCAGACAACGGAATGGTGCTTCCCAAGTTAGTTGGCCAGTTGCCACCTTTTGGTTTAACTGCAAAATTAGCGACTGGAATATCTGGCATACCAAAAGGTTGTTTAATTCCACCAGTTTCCATAATCTGGTTGTATGCCATCTCAGCCAATGGTTTAGCCATAGCTGTAGCGGTATCTGTAGCACCAGCCGCACGAGATCCTAATGTAGGATAATCACGCACTAAACCCGCTTTGGCGTTAGCATAATCCATAGGAAAGTTACGCACATCCGTAATAGCTGATGTGGCACCAGCACGCAAGTCATCCGGCGTAAAGCGATAATTCATACCCATCAGTTCGGGTAATGGGCCGATGCCCATTGAAGAGCCAGTAATTTGTTCGGGGAGTTTGTTGATTGCTCTAACAAGATTTTGACCTTGTTGCGTAGGAGGGGTGTAGTGTAGATTTTGAGCTGCTAAAGCGGCATTTTGTTGCGCTATATCGGTACCTTTGCCATACTCCCCACCCGTAATACCCTTATAGGCACCGTATAAGTTGCCTAGAAGACCGCCAAGCATATCGGAACCCATGGAGATAGCCGCTTGACCAACGGGAGCTCCTGGCATGTTTTGCATAACCGCTTGGATGGGTTGTATAAAGCTGGGCGTAGAAGATGGTGCTGGAGTCTGCGTTGCTTGATTGGTAATTGCTGCACGCATTTTAGCGATGTTAGCTGCGTCAGATGCACTGGGCTGGTTATAACCAGGGGGTAATGCATTTAAGCTATCAGCAACATAGGCTCCAGTTACGGGGTCGATGTATGGCATGAATTAATCCAGAGTAGTTAAACCGCCAGTTGATTTATTTTGTGGTTGGTCTTGCTCATCTAATTGTCTTTGGAAATATCCAATTGGAATAGATGCTGCAGCACCAGCAATATTTGACCAAGGACTCATTGGAGTTGGAGCTACAGTAGCCACATTGCTAAGAAGACCAGCAGTGTCTAAAAACTCACGACCAGTTTGACCATGCTTTAAATGGTTCCATAAACGCACTGCGTTCTCGCCACCTTCCCATAAGCTACCAGCAACACCAGCACCTTTGACTAATGGGCTACCTACAATTTTGGAAGCCATGCTAGTGCCAGGGAGGCTTTGTACTTTTTGAATAGCACGCTGATATGGGTTAAGAGGAGCACGCTCGCCAGCCATAGCACCTTCTGCTGATGCAGCTTCACCCAACTCTGGGGGAAATACCTCATTGATTAATGCTTGTTTGGCTGCTTGACCTTTGGCTTGCATTTGGAGCTGATGCTCAGCACCGTAATCTCCGCCACCTTGGTAAGGCATAGGTTTACCAGTAGCTGGATCGATATGCTGAGTTGCTTGCCATTTTGCAATGTAATTTTCTGGAGCAAGCTTTTCAGCAATTTTGTTAGTAACAGCACGGGTGATAGGCGAGTGCAATACACCGCTAATGGTTTTAGCACCAGCAACAGCGGGAATACCTAATACTTCAGCGGCCACACCACCTTGATAAGGCTCAACATCTTCATACTCTTTTCGGTTGGCATGAAACTGCTGATAGTCATGAAGTTTCTCTTTAGGAACGGGTTCGTATTTTACATCGTCGCTCATTATTTAGCTCTCATCCATTGACCGTCTTTGAAAATAATTGGGTTACCATCTACATCCTTATCCATAGCACCCTCTTTTGGTTTATTCATAACCCGACCAACTTGGTTATTCAATTCCACATTCCACTTACCAATAATACCTTGCACTTTTGGCATCATCATAAACACATAAGGGTCTGGATTTTTTACAGTGGATTTATAATTATTCCACTCTTTTGCAATCTCAGAGTTTCTTTCGTGGATAAGCTGAATGGTTAGTGCTTGAGCAAGGTTTTGTGAAGCTGGGAAATTAGCACCCAAACCTTTAGCGGCTTGAGAAATGGTTGTTAACTGAGCACCCATTTTAGAGCCAGTACCACCAAACTGTTCTTTCTCATAGGCAATACCCAGCTCTTTAGCTAACTGGTTCATACGAGATCTTTTTTCCATGGCATCTTCACCTTGGAATTGCTGTTTAATAGAAACCAATCTGCTAGTATTTTTACTAGCTTCATCACCTTCTTTAACAGCTGGATCTTCAACTGTGCCAGTCAAGCCCATCAAGATACCAATGGGGTCATTCTTATAACCATAACCAAAGTAACCAGGATGCTGTTTAGCCATATCAATAATTTCTTGGGCTTTTTGCAAAGTGGTTGGGTTAAATGATTGGTTTTGCAAATCAGCAATAAATTTACCAGCGGCTTCACGCTCTTGTTTTAAAGACTCTAACTCAGCTTGATTTCTAGCTTGCTCTTGTTGCAATCCGCTTTCAGCAGTTTGCTTTTGGAAACCGTAGTTTTGTGTGTTTGCTACGGGAGGAGGTTGCCAGCCTTGTACAGTTACTTGACCTTGGGGTGTGGCTTCTGCACTACCCATTAATGAACTTAGTGCAGTGTCCAAAGCACTACCTTGCATATCAGAGCCGGGCATAACTGGAGCTGTACCAGCTTGTGGCATCATGGATTGTTGTGCCATAGGATCAACTGGGGGCTGACCGCCAACAGCTAACTGAGGACGCATGATACCACCCATCGCTTTTTTCTGGACGGGAGTTTGCTGTTTCATTTGTGGTCCAGGATAACCAGGATCTACTCGACCGCCTAATGCAACTGGCAAGTCTAAAGGATTTTTCTTGTATCTATCCAATTCTTCTTTAGTGGTTGATACATGGTAAATCTTACCATCTGGAGCCAAAATAGGCACATTTTCAAGAACATCGAAACGACCCCAATTGTATTGTGCACCAAGTTTTTCTCTAGCATTAGTATTTGCAAACTCAGCTAACTTAGTTTGGAATCCAGCCACATCATTATTCTTTACATAAGTCTGTAAGGCAGCCAATTGCAAGTCAGTTAAGTCGCCCAATGCAGGTGCATTTTGTCCTTGAGTTTGCTGACCAGCACCACCAACGGGTACTTGTTGACCAGCACCAGCGGTAGGTACTTGCTGACCAGCACCACCTTGTAATTGACCAAAAGTAGAACGCATATTACCTAATTGGTTGCTTAACAAACCAATATTAGCCATGTTGCTATAAATGTTTTGTAATTCAGATTGCTCTTGTAAACGCTGTTCAGCACGCTGACGCAATGCCGATTCTGGGTTATAGTGAGTATGAGCAACCATATCATCTATGGATGATTGGAACTGGTGCCATGGGCTTTGTATTTCAGCCGCACGCTGTCTCATGTTAGCCAAAATATCTGATGAAGTTGGGTCAGCAGCAACTGCTGTTACTGCCTCTTTACTTAACGCGCCTAATCCGCTTGAATCTGCCATAATTTATCCTTAGTTACTTACAGTACAGTTCCATCTGGAAGAACTGTTTGACCCAAACTATTTTGAGTATTACCACTAGCATCTGGAGTCAAAACACTAGTTCCGCTGGGATTTGTAGTAACTCCATTCGTGTAATCAACTGGAGCTGGGGTGCTACTACTAAACAAACTAGATAAACCAGGAATGTTAGATAATGCATTTGCTAATGTTCCTGTTTTTCCAGCTGAACCAAATAGTGCTGATGTTAAATTGCTTGCTGCGCTTGGTAAACCAGCTAATGTAGAAACCATCTGCAATGGTGATTGTTGATTTTGTAGTGAAACTGTTGCTGGAGCGTTAACTGCATTAACCAAGTTAGCATAGTTAGTAGGTGCTTGGAATGGTGCGTTCATCTGAGCCGCACCAGTGGTTAAGTCTGCGGTAACTCCTTGAGCTCCTACATTACCTAATGCACTGCCAGCGCTTGCACCAGCTTGTTGGTTTTGTAAAGCGGCTTGCATTTGTTGTGCGGCCAGTGTATCAAAAGCATTTCCTCTAGCTAAGTCAACTGCAGTTTGACCACGCAAACTACCAAAATTACCAGAACCAATCGCACCAGCTTCTGCACCAGAAGTTATTTGTGGTAATAATTGATTAAGTTGTTGCTGTTGAGCAGAGAACAAACCGCCTAAAGCAGTGTTGGTATTTGGCGTTGTAACGCCCGTAGTGGGGTTTGTGGTAAAGGGGTTAGCCGCACCATAAGCAATTTGATTTAAGCTTGTCTGGGCTTGTGTAAAAGGGTTTGTAGCACCTTGAAGAGTATTAATTGCACCTTGAGCAGTAGTCTGCCCTAAACTAGGCGCTTGACCCAAAGCAGAACCAGCTTGGTTAATGACATTTTGTTGCGCTGTGTCATACCAAGATGGTAGCGTTGTTTGTTGCTGGTTTGTGCTTGATATAAGGTTATTTAAACCAGATGAACTTGTTGTTCCTGCCATTATGCTCTCACTTTTTCTTTTGCTTGTAATAGATAAGCCAACGGACCTTTACTATCCGGTGGCAAATGTTTGGCGTCATGCTTTTGTTTATGTGCTCTAATTGTTTTTAAAAATGCATCTAATACTTTAGCACCGCTATCGTTACTACCATTTCCTAAGCTTGATACTACATCAGCTGGGATTACAAATTCACCGTTAGCCAACATCGCTGGAATGGAATCACTTGTACCATCTCCAGCACCTTGTACATAACGGTGTTGCATTGAGTTTAAACCGCCCTCACTAAAAAACTGTGGGTTATGCTCTTGTGGCAATACTCTATCTTGGTAAGACATGTTTGTATCACCACCATTAGCGTGCCCAGGAACATTATACAACGGAACACCTTCTCTACCAAATAAACTTGGATGCCCTTGTATTTCTTTGCCCTTCATAAAAACAGGCTTCATAGAAAAATCATCACCACCACTTGCTAAATGGGGAACTTGCATTAAGCCACCAGTTGCGGCTTGCTGAATCTCTTGTAGCTGGTTAGGGTTGTATGTTGGACTAGCATACGAATCCACAGGTATTGCTAAGCTAGAAAGAGGTAATGCTATTTGAGAGCCTTTAACCATGGTGGGTGTTAAATTACCAGATGTTGTTGATGGAAGATTTGAACTTGGTATTGCTGTTGTTGGGCTTAAATTAGTTAATGTAGTACCAGTACCTAAGCCAGTGCCTGTTCCAACGCCTGTGCCAGTTCCCACTCCAGCGGTGGTGCCAGTACCCGTACCAGCTCCAGTACCTAAACCAGCAACTAAGCCAGCACCAATTCCAGTACCTACGGCAGTGCCAGCTCCAGATCCGCCAGTAGTAGTTGTTCCAGTACCAGTTCCCGTACCAGCCGTTGTACCAGCTGTCGTAGAAGTTGGTAATCCTCCAGTAGTGGCAGTAGTTGCTGGAGTTGTTGATGTTCCAGAAGGTAACCCGCCAGTTGTTTTACTTGGCGTTTGGTTAGCAATAATATTACTAATGATGTCGCTTGGGCTAACTTGACTGCTATCTGTTGTACCAGTTGGTGTTGTACCAGTTGTTGCAGTTTGAGTTGTATCAGTTGTAGTAGGCTGAGTTGTATTTGTGTTAGTTGTACCAGTTCCCGAAATACCATACTGTGCTAGTTCTTCGGCAGTTGGCGATGTAACAGTAACTGTACCCTTTGGACCAGAAACAATACCAGTACCTAGGCCAGCAGTTTGACCAGACTGTCCAGTAAATGTAGCACCAGTGGTATTTGTAGCTGCCACATTTAAGTTACCATTTTGGTCGTATACCGCGCCAGTGGTAGGGTTCAAAAACCCTTGTGATCCATCTGGGTTGGTAACTGGTATGGTACTAGCCAAGTCTGCTTGACCAATTGTAGGTGGAGCATTAGCGGCTATTGAATTAATACTTGGGCCAGCGGATAATTGACCAGTTAAAATATTATTTAATTGATCTTGTGATATACCAAAATTGCTTGCAATAGTTTGAGTATCAAGACCAGACTGTTGTAAATTATCGTTTAATGTTGATGTTGCGTTTTGTGATGCCGTTGTTAACGGGCTAATAACATTTTGATAAATGCTATTTAAATTATTATTAGTAGTTTGGTATGTAGACTCTAATGGTGCAACAGTTTTTTGATATATATTTTCTAAATTTGCACTGGCTGTTTTTAATGATGTTTGAGCTGCAGCGTAATCAGTAGTAGCAATATCATTTAAATTTGTACCAATTGGGTTATAAGCGGCAACTGCATTTTGATATTTTGTTCCTAAAGCTTGCAAATTATCATAATCTGCTTGTGTTGGGTTTGTATTAGAATTAAAAGCAGTTAAAGCATTATTATAATCAGTTTGTGCAGCTGTAGCCGCAGCATACAAAGACTGTGCTTGTGGTTTTAATGTTTCAAATTGGTTGTATAAATTTTGTACTTCATTTTTTGCAGCGTCTGCTTGTTGTGATGCTTGAACATAATCTGGATTTTGTAATGCTTTTTCAAGAGCAGTTTGAGCTTCTTGAGTTTTTTGTAAAGCTGGAGTGTAGGCACTATTGTATGCATCACTTAATGCACTTTGATAACTCTTTGCACCATTAATTGCACTACCTATTGTCGCTCCAACAGCGCCACTTAGAAGACCAGCATTAACATCTCCACCTTTAATAGCACTACCTAATGCTCCAGTGCCAGCACCAATTAATGCACTTGCAACTGGTTGAGGTACACTTCCAGATAACTGAGTATTAGCTTGACCGCCTAAATAACTTAATCCACCACCAAGAGCAGTATTTTCTAAAACAGTAATTGGGTCTTTACCAGAAACAAGAGACTGTGTTGCAGATAATAAAGTTGATGCCGTAGATGGACTTAAAGGCGAACTTAAACCTAATTGTGAAGCCAATTCTGGAGATGTTAAACTATTTAATGCTGCACCAGTTAACGCACCAGATACCGCACCAGATAAAATGCCTTTTAAAGGATCTTGCCCTGTTAGTACAGCTTTTGTACCACCCAAACCACCACCAGTTAATGCACCAGTACCAGCTGAATTTAGTAATGAGGATCCAGCGGCTCCAGCTGCACCAGCACCTAGCCCAGCCGCAGCTTCTGTTCCAGCTATTCCAGCAGCAGTGCCCGCACCAGTTAATCCTGCACCAGTGCCAATACCAACTCCCGTGGCTCCAGTGCCCAAACCAAGCCCCGCTGCAGCTTCTGTTCCAGCGATTCCTGTGGCTGAACCAGCACCAAGACCCACACCTGCAGTAGAAGTTCCAGCACCAGCACCTATACCAGCGCCAGCGCCTAAACCTTCTCCAGCGGCGGCACCTTCAGCTATGTATGGAGCTAAATAAGGAGCAGCAACTGCTAGTGCTGCTGTTCCTAAAGTAGCCCAACCGCCAGGAATGGTATCTTTTACAGTTTTATCAAATTCGGCACCAAGGTTACCAATTTGTTGAGCTGCTTGGGAAACAAAATTTCCTATGCCACTAGCTACGCTTCCAAAGAAACTTCCAACGCCAGAAACAAAATCGCTTACTGCACTCATACTTTAGCCATCCAAGTAAATTTAGGTAAGTTAGATTTTTGTACATCAAAACCAATTTTTTTCATCAATTTTAAAAGATTTTGATTTAAAGTATTTCCGTAAATAACTTCTATTTCTGATGCTTTTAATTTTTTTAAAAAACCAGCTAAAGTATTTCTTAAAGTTAAAGGTGAATCAACTGTGGATAAATGTACCATTGCTCGTTTATCACCTAATCTAGTAACTAGTAATATTGAGTTATTTTCTTGTAATAAAACTGTATGTCCACTATTGACTTGACCAAGTGCACTTTGCAAAACCTTTTGAGGATCTGCACCTTGATTTTGAGCATCTTGCATTAATATTTGAGATGGTGTCATTAGTGGCTCTTACCGTTAATAATTAAAGATACTTCACTTGCCCAACCTTGCCAGTTATCATATGTATCTGGTGTAGGTATTGGAAATGCTGAAAAAGTAAAAGTGCTTGCAATTACGGAAGCAGCGTTTTTCCAGTTCTCTTCTGTTTCGCTGGGTATATTTAATTGACCGTAATAAATAATAAAGTTTCCATTCCAATCTTCCCAGCTTGAATACTCTGGGGAAAAAGGAAAAAACTGTTGATTATTCTTATTGACATAAACGGTCATGGACGCTCATCTCCGTATTCTGCGGTAATAAGCAAGCGACCCATTTCATAATTGCCATCAATTTCATTAGATTCAAATTTTAATCTAACCAAACGGGCTTCCACGCGTAAGTCAATTTTATCGGTATTAGGTGTAAAGTAAAATGGGCCGTAGTTTTCCATAGTTGATTCTAAACCATTTGCAAATTTACGACCTAAAATAGTCATAGCCATTGTACCAGTTTGCAAAAAGTTCGGTTCAACGCGGCGTAAATGCATACGACGATTAATACCAATCAAACCATCTTGACTTGGGCTACCAGTTAACCAACTAATGTCACTGGTGGTAATACTGGAATAGATTGCCTCTTCGGTGTTAAGGTTTACTTGGTTTTGACCATACTCATGTTGCCAAATAGTGTAGCCACCAGTTTGTTGATATACCAAAGAACCAACAGCAATTGCTGAATTAGTATTACCGGTAATAGTTACAAAAGTTACGCCAGGAGTACCAATAGTTGTATTATAAGTATAAACTGAAGAAACTACCCTATATGTTTGAGTTGAATCTGCGTTTGGTGAAAAAGTTAAAACTGCACCAGGGGAAAACACACTAGTTACATCCCCAGAAAAATACATCTGGTTATTACTAGGTGCCGACATACTAGCGGGATGCTGAATTACAGTGTATGGTTGGCTAAATGATGGTGTGTAATTCCAGTCACACCAAATAGGGTAAGGCAACAATTCAACTGTATAACCACAAGAGCGTTGTGCTCCCACAGCTTGACCAGCGTCATACCACAGCTTGTCTTTTACATTATAAATAATGGCATCAGTACATTCTGTAGCTGTGCCACGGGGATAAAAGAACCAAATCTCATTGTAGCGTGGTATCTTAGTAGCCCACACTTTTTGACGCTGTATATAATTGAGGTTGTCGAATAGGTAGTTTACATTCTTATCATTTGGTACTACCACCACGCTACCATTATAAGCATAAAATCGATCAACGCCCATCCAATAATATATACCGTCCATCTCAACAACAGCATTAGATGACATAATTGAGATTTGGCTAGAAACGATATCATAATTCCAATACTGGCTAGTAGGGGTTGTACTAGAAGCAGATGAGTTAAATGAAACACGAATTAAACTATCGGTTGCCCAAAACAAACCAGCTGGTGAGTTTGTACCACCACGCATTGGCATACCTTTAACAATCTTAGATGCCGATACGTTAACTTGGTTAGCTAATGTACCATTCCAATCAAAGAAGTTTTGCTGAGTATAGGTATTACTTACATTGTTGTTTGCAATAAAGCCATGTGACCCGTATACAAAAATAAAAGGATACAACATGCAAACCCCGCCATCAACACTAATTGGTTTGTAGGTTGGGTTTTGACCGCTAGAATCGGATAAACCTTGGAATGTCCAAGTATTGTTTGCACCTGGTGTAATACTTCCATACAACACTTGGGAAGTTACACCGTTATCAATATTAACTAAATTGTATCCAGGATGGGCGAATACGGCTAACTGACCACCTTGTGAACTAAACTGAGCATCAAACTGCCAGTCAAGACGATATGGGCCACCAATTGGATCTGGTGTAAAAACAGCAGAATTGTTTAACCAAACTGTTGTTGGGCTACCAGTAATTGTAGCCGTTACCGTCACCGTTGTATTAGGTGATGTGTAAGTTGGTGTACCCGTAGTCGTGTAGTTTACTGGTGTTGTCTGATTAAAGATTACCGTTGTTCCACTAGGGAATGATGATCTTACATCTCCAGCAACTTGGAAAGTGGTTGTTCCTAAACTAGCTATTGTAAACGGAACAGTGCCGGGTAAAATATTTACTTTAAATGGTCCAGAACCAACACCGTAGTTTGTCCCAGTAGCAAATGCATCTAGCTCTTGGTAGTTACCAGCAAAAATATAGTTTACGCCATTGTAAGGCTGGACAATCATGCCACGATAAATACCAGTATTGCTAGTAAACAGTGTGCGGTAACCACCTATTTTTTTAGGATCGCCACGCTGAAAACGACACCATACACCATCGGTGTATTGGTCATTTTGAAACTGAGTACCATCGCGCTTGATTCCAGCGGGTATTGCTAAGCTGTAAATCGAAGTATATTGCGAAGTATCTTGTCGCTGATTATCAGCCGCCATTTAGAACGATCCACCAGTAATTAATTGGGAATTTAATTGACCGTTAACTGTAACAATTGGAGAAGACAAATTAGAACCATTGATATCAATGAGTTCTTGACCATTTGCAGCAAGTCCTAAAATACCAGTGCCAACTAAATACATACCAGTTGAGTTATCATTTAAAAATGAATATGATGGGCCACCAGCGGTTCCGTTAATTGCTTTAAAAGTAGAAGATGATGATGCGTTTAAAATGTATAAAAACTCACCATCGCTCAATACTGTAAAAATTTGACCATTATTTAAAACAATCGGAGTCTGAGTACTTCCAGAGTTTTGGAAAGTAATACTGTAACCAGATTGATTGGTGCTATTATTAAAAATATAAAACTGGGTAATTGCTGGCAATGTCACTGCTAGAGTTGCAGTACGAGTACCAGTTTGTGCAACATAAGTTTGTATGATTGGGGCGTTTGCAGATAAATTTAATGTATTTCCAGAAATGGAATCCACATCATAAGTTGCTGCCGTAAACACCACATTGTTAGGAGTTACCCAGCCAACAGTAATATATGCACCTAAACTTGCGTCAAAAAATATAAAACCAGAATCCCCAGGATTTGTTGTAATGGAGGTTTGTCCATTAATTTTTTGTGGTGATGGGGGAGTAAATGTTAAAGCACCAGTACTACTATTTCTAAAGGCAATATACCAGCCAGTTGATAAAGTAGATATAGATGGTAAGTTAATATTACCAGCACCGCCAAGCCAATTGTAAGTGATTGCTCTACTTGTATTAGTTACGCTAGGAGCCACAGAAACATCGACGATGTTTTGGGTAGTAGCTAATTGACCGTTTACTGTAGTTAATCCAGCACCGGCTAAAGAAGCCGCATCTGCTGCGGAAGTACCAGCACCAAATGTAACATTACCCCATGTGCCAGCTGTGGTTGTATTGTTTTGTAAATAAAAATACTTAGAAATACCAGTAGCAATCGTTACAGAGTTAGCACCAGTGTAATCAGTAACAACAAAAGAAATTGATCCCAAATTACGGAATAAAATATCTGCACCAACGGTACCTTGGTTTCCTTGAGGTAAAGCAATTTTTAACGCAAATGAAACTGAGGTAACAGTAACACCAGATCCCAATGCTGAAGTAAATGTAACAACGGTATTGCCAGATGTCAATGTAGAGCTAACTACAGTATATACAGTTGATCCACCGTTAAAATTAATTGTTACGCCATTTACAAAAACACTCGTTAAATTCTGACTAGCAATTGTAAAAGTGGTTGTAGTATTTGCAGAAATAGAATAGCTAGTAGCATTGGGGGTTACATCAATAATACGACTAGCAACAGTTTCACCTAACGCTTGATTTACAACCGATGGCCAATAGAGCTGGGTATTAGCAGTAAGGGCTAATGCAGAATACGATACATCCGTTGGGGTAACAACGGTGCCAGTAAAAGGCGATGTGTAAATTGGGGTAGTCATCTATTAGGGTTCCTGTACATTCGTGTTGCGATCCACACGACGAGTATTGTCTTCTTTTTTCAATGCAGCAATAGCATCAGTATAGTATTGCTTCCAAACAGGCAATTTGTCCAAAGCTTTTAAATAACCTTGTGCTTGTAATAGTGCACCATAAAGCATAGCTTGTGGAGCAACAGCCGTCCACAAATTTTGCTGGTTGTTTTGATCTAAAGGCTGGATTTCAGCATAGTAGATAATTTCTACTGGATAGCTTTGATCTGGAGTAGGTGCAAAAAGCCAATTGTTAAAATCATATTCTGAATAATAAGCTGGTTGTGCCGCAGAGGATTCAGAAATATATTGTGCCACATAGTCTTGGCTACGAAGCTGTACGGGCTGTCCGTTAATCTTCATGGATACTGTTTTGCGCCAACGAGCGGGCTTGTTCAAAACCCCAACATTGGAGGTTAAATTAGTTTCCACCACAATTAACTGCATGTAAGTTTTTAACTCAGCCGCAATTGATGATTCAGCCAAAGCAATTAAATTAGGAATCTGAGCAATAAAATCTGCGTCATCTCGTTCCATGTATTGCTGGATGTTCAACACCAGCGAGTCGTAGGTCATTATTACGCTCATCTTGTGTAGTAGCTTATGTTAGGTTGGAAATAGATTGGAGACTTATCACGATCTTCATCACTAGCGTGCTGGAATAGTTTATTAGCTTGCATTTCTAAATACTGGATGCGAGGCATATCCACATTCTGTAATTGCAAAGATAGCTTGTGAGACAGCTGTGCTTGAATGGCTGGCAACCAGCGATCCGGTACATAAATTTCATTTGTCAATGAGCCCACATCTTGCATCTGTACATCCACAACCAACTGAAACATTTGGTATGGGTTATTTGGCACTGGCCACAAATACATAGAAGGTTCAATAGTACGGTCAAACCAGTACTGTAGTGAACGAACGGATGGAAATTGTTTGTTTGGAAGATTCCAGTAATCATCGCGGTTTAAGCGGGCTAGTGGAATAACTTGTTGACTTGTTGAAAACACAATTTGGCGAACAGAGAATGTGGTCGCTTTAGTTTCACGCAAACGGTAAAACAGATGTGGTTCTGTAATTGAAATATTGTAGTACTGCCATTGATAATCTGTCATGGTAATTTCTGGGAAAGTCTGTTTGACTACCCAGTTAATACCATCGTCACTATACTCGTATACTAGATTATATGTTTGTGTACCACCATTTGGTGCGTAGCAGTTCCAACCCACATAGTAAACGCTTTGTGCTTGCTGGTAACCAAGACCAATCCAGTTTTCAGCTGGTGTGGACACAGCTAAAGAAGCTAGTTGTGACTGAAGATTAAATGCGTTTGGTGCAGTAGAATTGTCTGTTGGTAAGTAAACTGAGGCTTGAATGTTTTGAACATAAACCCAGTTAGCCTCACGAACATCAATTGTAGTCTTTGGTAGAACCAACTGCTGTTGCTGAGTTAAAGCACCATACAATTGGTTTTCCAATAACCACAAATTAACACCCATGTTAGACAAATCCATGAGGTTATAAAATAAAGCTTGTTTAGCTGCTTGGACATATTCGGGCGTCATTTCTTCTGCCGTTTTACCAGCATCACGAAATGCATAAGAAATTAACTGGTCGACATTAACCTTTGTCTGACCAGTTGTGTTGCTATACGCCATATTAACGTCCTCGGCCAGCGGCTCGCTTAGTTACTTTTTGAGGTAAATTCGGTTTTGCTTTGCCGGCTTTGATAAACTCTTTGCCAACTTTTTTAGGAATGCCAAGAGTCGATTTACCGGCGGCGGCAGCATACATTGCCGCCATTTGGTCTTTCGATTTAATTGGCATTATGAGCAGGTTCCGCCAGTGTTCATCTTTTTCACTGCAGCACTTTTTGTTTCTGCTTTGGTTGGCTTTAATTTAGTTTTAACGGTTTCGTCTTTATCGCCAGAAGGTTTACCCATCTGTTGAATGCTACCGCCAGTTTTCTTTTTATCAATCTTAGATAACTCAGATCCCATTTTTGCATCAGTTCCGCCATAAGGATTAGAAGAGCCACCCATATTAAATTTACGAGCACTGTTATCACCCTTACCAGCTGCTGAAGAAGCACCAGCTTTGGTGGGTTCGATATCTTTAGTTTTTTCAATACGATCTAAATCGCCAGCTTTTTTCTTGGAACCATAAACATTTTCTACAGAACCACCAGTTTTATACTTACGAACTTTAGCATCTTCTTTTTTCATACGACCGCCTTTTTTGAGCTTGATCTCAGTTGGCTCTTTGTCGTGTTCAGCTTCGTCGTGTTGTTTAAATGCTTTTTTAATAAGCTTTTTATCTTGGGCTAAGTCATCATCAACTTCACCACCGGCTTTCATAGCCTTGCCACCCCAGCACATTGCTTTTGGTTTAGCCTTAGCGTGACCGCCTTCTTTAAAGCACTGCATTTTGGGTAATGATTTAAATCCGTCCATGGTATTTCCTCGAGGTTAAATGGTTAAAAAGGGTGATCGGCCCTTATATCTACTTATGCAAAAAACAACTGTTTTACGCCCCTAAAAATAATGCTCTTTCGCGTTTACGGCGATTGATTAATACATCGGGCTTGTTCCACATCAAAATAGCGTCTGCAGCACCTTGCATGTCGTTAGCGTTAATTTTTTTGACAACGGTAGACTTAGCAAAGTTAGTGCCTCCAATATTGAAGCAGAGGCTGTATAGGGCATCGTATTGGTTCTGGGTAAGGGGTACCTTTACTGAGGTCTCAACGGCTTCGCTACACCACTTTAAATCGCTTTTAAGAAGCTCTTCTACTTGTTCGTTGGTTAGGGTGGCTGTTAGCAGGTAATCTTCATCTGTTTTGATAAGGTGCCCAACACCAATAGTCCACAGACCCTTAGAGTCTTTATAAGCCTTATTACGGGCACCTTCTTCTTTGGTAATAAAATCTAATGTGGATTTAGCGATTGCCATAACATTTTCTTCAATTTGGGTAAATCGATCTGTGAAGTGGATTGCGGCAAATATCCCCAATATCCACATCAGTACTACGAATAGCTTTTTCATTTTTGCTCCTTACTTTACGCTAATCTAGCGTAAATTGGGGTCACTTATTTAGTGAGTCGTATTGGGCGTAGCATGCTTGAAGGGCAGTTCTTATTTGGTCTGCTCTGGCAGCTTCCCGTTCAAGAAAGACTGCATCCTCGGCAGAAAGGGATCGCCCAGTTCCGTCTTGTCCATTTGTGGATTCTTGGGCACGACTGGGACGGCTACGCAACCCGACAAGAGCATCAGCAAGCTGGTTGTTAATAGAAGCAATTTGCGCATCTTTTTCAATCCTTATTTGGTCGGCGGCTGCTTGGTGTCTTTGCTGAGCTTCTTGAACCAGTCTGGTTTGCTCCACTTTATAAGCTTCAAATCTTCTAGATTCAAAACTATAGCCACTATACCAAGCGCCAGAAAGAAGCACAACAATAGCGATAATTTTGACATAAGTAAATGGAGATAAGGGGAACATTACTGATCCCCTGGTTCGGTTTTACCCTTCATAGCTACGCTGGCACCTCCAGCAGCTGAGACAATACCAAGTGATTCAGCCAGTTCCCGAATACTAACGGCATTATTCATCACTTGATAAAAGGCAAGTGCAATTACCGCAACAATGCTAATTAGCCAAGTTACTCGGCCAATGTCGTAGGTTTCATTGTCTTTACCTGTAAGCAACTGCTTAATTATTTGACTCATTTTCTCAGCTGGTCTAGCTTGTCTTCGATGCGGTGAACGGCTTTGAGAACTTCTTCCCAGCGGTCAGCAAAATCAGTTTTATGGATATAGTTTTCTGCTAGGTGAGCACGAAGATCATGTACTTCGTCTTTTAACAGCTGAACTGCAGTCCATAACTCTTTACAAAACCAACCTATCGCCACACAGATCAAAGGCAGAACTGTGTTAATTAGGGTTTGTAAATCCATATTAGTTTTTGAAGTAAGTGTCTCGCGCAAAACGCTCATTGGCTTGAGCCAAAATCATGTCATGCAAAGGGGAAACTGTGGTTGGTTGAATTGGTTCTGGCTCTGGAGTAACAACGGGCTCTGGCTCTGGAGCAATAACTTCTTTTTCTTCTAATACTTCAACAATTTTATCTTTTAATGCCATGGTTAATCCTTGGTTGGGTTAATGATTGCGGTTGATGTTTCTTGGTCTAGTGTCATATAGCCATAACACTGAACATTCCAATTGTGCCCGTCACTATGGCTAGTTGATGGCACATTTAACTTAAAATTTTTTAATAGGTATTCGTTACCATTTTCAAACACTCGCCAAACATGTTCTGGTGTTCCTCTACCAGGTTGGCCGCGGGTTTGATTGTAACGAATAAGGTATTCATTCATTAAATACCTTTGCCCTCAGCCCAAACATTTACAAACACTGTACCATCTTCTAAGGCTTCAATTTCATGCCATTCAATGGCTACTAAACTAATAGGTTGGGATTGCGGAGTAACAATAACTTCTTTGTTTTCTTTGCGAATGATACAAGATCCAGCACAACAGAACGACGCATGGGAAAAAAGGTGACTATGCTTTGGTAAGCCTTCACCTTTATTACAATGATACACCGCTATATACCCACCATCATACTGAAATTGATGGGTGGGTTCTTTGTTGATAGGCATTTAAATCACCATTGTGCCAGTCGTTTTAGGTTGGTTTGTTGCCGCACCAGCTTCCAGAGCTTTACGCTCTGCTTCTAATTGTTGCAGTTTTGCGTTGTAAATATTAGTGCAAACGGTAGCCCAAGTTGGTAGTTCATTAATTACTTGGTTTTGTGGTTTAGTACCATCTGGATTGTCTTTATATTCAATCCAGCCAAGGTTTACTTTCCACTGCAAAGCATGGACATTCTCTGGAATGTTGGCGCTGGATAGATCTAAATTACCCAAAGCGCCACCATCAATATACATAGTGCTATCGATTGGAATAATAGTGAGTTGCATTATTCCCCCGAAATCAGTTTTGGCTCGTCTTTAAAAATGGGTAGCTGGGCTACTTTGGCAGTTTCAATTAGAATCTGCTGGGATTTTTCGTTAGCCTTGACCATCTCATTTCTAAACGATTCAACTGCTGAAGCGGTAGAATGTTGCTGTCTACCATTTTCAATCAGCATCATTGGCATCCAAGCCATAGCACAACCCCATTCGTTTACTTCTGTACCAGTTTGAGGGTGGGTGCCTTTGACTTCAATAAACCAAGAGCATTCCCACAATTTACAGGGTTGAAAACCGTTTAATGGGCAATTTGATTTAGATTCCAGTTTCATATTTTCCTCAAAGGTTAAGACTAACCTTTATTGTACAACAAAATTAATTTTTAGAGCAAATAATAACGTTAGCGTATTGAACATTCAAAGTAATAGCTGAAGATGATGCTGAACCAGAAATAGAATGGGTATGTGAGCCACCACCACCTGCAGCCCCTGTTGTTACTGTTCCATTTAAAGTGCTTCCATAACTAAAATTACAACCACCACAACCATATGCTTTAGGGCTAGTATGAGTATGGCTAGGGATCTGAGCTGTAGAAAGTGTTGTTGCACCAGCGCTCAAGCCAGATACGTTAATGGTAGGTGTTTGGTTTGCAAATACGGTGCTAAATGCTGTTGTACCACCTGTGCCACCACCAGTGCTACTAGTAACTCTTAGTGCATAGTCGTTCAATGTGGTTACTTGAGTCCAGCCAGATGGAGCGGAAGCTTGATACAGTAAAAACACTGAGCCAGATGGCACAGATGGGGTAACTGTGACTGCTGACCAAGTTGGGGCTGCCGCACCGTTAGACTGAAGATAGTAGCCTGATGTACCAACTACTGTATAAGCATGCGCTGTACCCGTACCATAGCCAACACCACCATTTGTTGGGGTAGCAGTTGAGTTAGTACCTCCACCAGAAATGCCCAGCACTCCCGAGGAGTTAATTTGCGAGCTTTCAATAGCTACGCTTTGTGCTTGTGTTGTCATTTAGGACTTTCTATTAGACAGTTGTGGTTCCAACAGTTTTGGGCTGGTTAGCTGCCGCTTTAGCAACTGCCTCAGCTAAGGCTGCTGCATCGGCTGCTACTTTAGCATCGTAAATAGTTACGCAAGCAGTTGCCCAAGCTGGGAGAGCTGTGATAGCTTCGTTAGCTGGTTTGTGACCATTTTGGTCATCTAAAAATTCAATCCACCCAGCGTTGTTAGTAGCATTCCACTGAAGTGCGTGGACATCAGCTGGGATACCAGCGGTGGATAGATCTAGGTTAGCTAAAGACACACCGTCCACATAGACAGCTTTGTCATCAGCAATAATAGTTAATTTGTTCATGGGTTATTTCTCCGTTAAGAATTAGTTTTTGCTGCAAATGATGACGTTGGCGTAACGTACGTTTAAAGTAATAGTAGATGATGATGCTGAACCAGAAATAGAGTGAGTATGTGAACCGCCCCCGCCAGCACTATTGGTTACCCCTGATGAACTTCCATAAGTTGTCTGAATTGCACCACCTGGGGGGCAAGGGCAAAACCCGCCACTAGCTAGATATCCGTGTGCATGGCTTGCAATTTGTGCAGTAGAAAGGGTTGTTGCAGCAGCAGAAAGTCCAGATACGTTAATACTCGGTGTTTGGTTAGTAAATACTGAGCTATATGCTGTTGTACCACCAGTTGATCCGCCAGTGCCAGATACCAAACGTAAGTCATAGTCATTAAGGGTTGTTACTTGAGTCCAGCCTGTTGGTGCTGCAGACTGGTAAAATAGTAACACAGAGCCAGAGGGGATTGAAGCGGTTGCAGCTGAGCCAGAGTATCCAGAGAATCCAGAGTATCCGGACACACCAGAACCACTATAGCCAGAAAAACCAGAAGTGCCGTTAGTACCATTAGTGCCATTAGTTCCACTGTAACCAGAAAACCCTGATGTACCATTAGTGCCAGTAACTCCACTGTAGCCACTATAGCCACTGTAGCCAGATGTACCAGTTACAGCCGCATTGGAGAAATATTGAACTTCAATTAAGTCGCCAGTAATTGCACCAGTTGCTAAAACAATAGAGGTGCCATTAGTTGCTGTGTAGTCAGTTAATCCAAGCTTAACACCGTTACGGTAAACACCTTGTAAAAGTGTTGGGCTATAAGTTACGGAAAAAGTAGTTTGACCAGAAGTGGCTGTAAAATCAACAGTGTTAAGAGTTGCACTAGCTCCAGAAAAACCAGAGTAGCCAGAGTAGCCAGAAAAACCAGATCCACCAGAAAAGCCAATACCGCTGTAACCAGAAAATCCAGAATAACCAGATGTTCCGATTAAAACAGCAATTCCAGAACCCGTGTTGTAATATATTTTACCGTCTGGAATGTTGAGCGCAAGCTCGCCTGCCTGTAAATTGGATGTGGTTGGCTGGTTACCCGAAGTATTGCTATGGAACAGAACTATCGGTGTATATCCGGATTGTGCCATCTTTTATTTCCTTAAATGTTCTAAGATTTCTTTTGGTTTTACAAACCGATCATTTCGGTGTTCAGTAGCTTCCCACCATATAAATTGATTAGCTACTAAACATGATCGATCTTTTAGTAGATTAATATTTTCTGGATGCCCCCAAATCAACGGATCAGATGGCCCCCATATTACAATCCCAGGTACTTTTTCATCCCAGGCTAAATGTTGAAAAAAGCTATCTACTCCAATCCAAGTTTTGCATTCATGTAACAGCTTACGCAATTCTGAAATAGGTAGATTTTTTCTAAAATCTGGTACAAGTTGTTTTTCACCTTCAACGCCAACTTGTACAATTGGTTCGTCAATCATTTCAACCAGTGTTTCCCAATATGGATAGTTCTTTGGGTTTTGCTTTTCTGTTCTTAACTTTTGTGCATATGGGGCTATAATAATCATAAGTACATATTCCTATATGCACTTTCCAAGTCGCCCTTCCACTTCCACTGATCCATCTTTTTATAAATATTCCAATGATCTAAATCACCAAACAAATTTATTGCTTCAATGATTGGTCGCCCGGGAATAACTTGAGGATAACAAGAAAAAACTTCAGCACTAGGAATTGAAGGTAACACATGACTGAATACAATATGGTCACCAAGACCACAATTAAGAACCACAATGGTTTTATCACGGTATTGCAGAAAATTTCTAAAAATTTGCTCATCGTGCTCATACATTTCTTTCTTTGTTTCGCTACGAATCCCACCTTGAGGATTCTTCATGTGCCATGTTACTGCGTTAGGCACAACTAAAATCTGATAATTCTTTCGATGCAAACCGTATGTAAACAGTGTTTCTTCTCGATGGGCAACACGCGATAACCCAAGATTATAATCATAGACACCAGCGCGATACAAAAAAGTGCAGTGTAAATGTTCAACTTGTTTTACCTTTTCAATAGCTCCCCACTGAATGTTGGGCTCTGAATCAATGTTATCAATCTTGCCACTAACTTCACTTGTGTCTGGCATGTAAGGCGGAGTTAATACTGAACCACCAACTGCACCAACATTAGTTAAAGCATAAGAATACAATGTTTCTAAAACATTTGGTTCTGGAATAGCATCATCATCAACACGCCATACCCATTCATATCCAGCAGTATTAGCTTGTTGGTGAATATGGTGTTGTCCTTTTCTAGGAGCAAACCGCCATTCCCACTCAATCTTTTTAGCATCTAACATCTGAAAAAAGTAGCTATAAATCAACTCTTTTCGCATGTCTTGTGGCTCGTCATTATCATCAAATATAACCAGCTTATCTACTGGCTTTGTTTGATTAATAATGGCATTTAATACCAAGGGTAGTGTTGTGAAGTAGCGACCCCTAGTTGCTACAGAACAGAGTACTTTACTCATTGTCCCACCGGCAGATCATTAAGTTGCTTGGATTGCTATCTGATACTGGTATCATAGCGTCTGATATATTACCAGCATGGTTAATATATGCAAACTTAAAACCGTTAAAATCTTTTTCAGTTAACCCATGCAACTTGTGATGCTCACCCCAAAAACCTTTAGGTTCATTATGGGGTACTGTAATTAGTAAACGCTTACAGTGTTGTTTTAGCTTTTCAACAATTTCTAAACCATTGTCAAGGTGCTCAATTACTTCAAATGCCACGATAGTATCGTATTGACCTAGAATAAATTTGTTAATGTCACCACTAACAAACAGATTATTTAATCCATTCCAGTTTTGGTCTTTAGCCACATCAACAATAATTGGATCGTAATCTAAACCAATGTAGTTAATGTAGTCTGGGAAGAACTGCCTTCCATAACCAGTGGAACAACCAATTTCTAATATGCTACTACCATCAAAATTTTCTACTGCCCATTCATAACGCTGGGTCTCGCGCGGGAACACTGGATCGCCTTTAAGAAAGACTGCTCGCTCGTAGTTGTTTGACAAGCGCCAGTAATACCATTTAGGATTATATTTCTTTGCTAACTTTAATTCATTTAGCAAAAAGATATTATCCCAATTTTGCACTAAGGCTGTATTGTGTACTGTGCCTTCTGCAGCATGATAAATTGGAAATGACCCATCATCCCAGTTAGCTGTAATTTTAAACCCAGCTTGTTCTGCTTTGTAGCAAAACTCAATATCTTCACAACCGCCAGTACCGTACTCTTCGTTAAGTAAACCAATCGTATCAAATACTTTACGGTCAATCATCACACAGAAAAACACTGCAAATCGGCGTTGTGTAATGTGTGAAAACTGTGTCCAAACTGCTGAAATGTCGCCAGTATCTAATTTTTCTAACCAGCTATCGTGCAGTATCTGTGTATCGTTATTAAGTAACACAATACGGTTTGCTGTTGCCACATTAATACCAGCGTTTGTTGCTTTTGCAAAACCTAAAGGTTCTTTGCTATCAACCCATTTAAAATGAGGTATTGCTGTTTTTAAATAATTTAAATATGCACTGGTATTGTCTGTACATCCATTCGAGGATACAATTAACTCTACATCATTCATATTACTATGTTTGATAATAGAGTCAATACAAGGCTTTAAATATTTTTCACAATTGTTATATGTTGGTATAACGATGCTATATTTCATGCTATTCCTTAAAGGTTTATACAAACCTCTATATTGTACTACAAAATTTTAAAATACTCCGCCGTTAATTCCTGCTGTAACTGCGTTTGTTGTTCCGTTGTAGGTAATGCCAGTGTTAGTATAAACAGGCTGACTACCCGACACACCAGTTACCAAAACTAAATAGTTTGTAGTTGCTGTTGAGTTGCTTACCGATACGCTACCTGCGTTAGATGACGTCCATGTAGGAGCATAACCAGAACCTTGGGTAGTCAATACATAACCGCTAGTACCGTAGGTGCCGTTAAATGCCACTGCACCAGAAGTGTTGATGGTCATCGCATCGGTAGTACTATTTCCAATTACAAAATGAATTGAATTAGAGCTAAATGTACCAATAGCTAAATCGCCACCAGTTGAATATAAGTAGGTCTCATTTGGTGCAGCAAAACCGCCAGCACTACTAAATCCAGAGCCATTAATACCAAAGTCACCGTAGTTAGTACCGGAGGTACCAGCGTTACTGGAAACAATAAAGTCAGCAGACGCTTGCGTACCAGTGCTGGTATTTTGCAAAATCATCTGAGCATAGGTATTTACGCTTGCTTGGAAGCTTGCAAAAATATTGGTATCAGTATAGTTTAATGTACCGTAACTAAATGCACCAGCTGAAGCTGCACTAGCAATTGATCCGTTGGCTACATAATCTGGCGATGTTAACACGCCAGTTGAGCCATTAAAAGTCAGAGCATTGGTACTAAAGCCATATGGTGTTTGGTTAGATCCCAAAGTTGGGACTGATACCAAATAGTAGTTTGCGTTAGTTGTGCTGTTAGTTGCATTAATTGCGGTAGATGGGCCATTAAGACCACTATAGCCAGATGTGCCAGAATACCCACTAAAACCACTGTAACCACTAAATCCAGATAAGCCTACTTGACCACTGTAGCCAGAAAATCCAGAGTAACCAGAAACACCAGCACTACCATTAAATCCAGAAATACCACTAAAACCACTATAGCCAGAATAGCCCGAAGTACCGTTAGTGCCAGTACCGCCACTATAGCCACTATAACCAGAAATGCCAGAATAACCAGATGTACCTACTTGACCACTATAGCCAGAAAATCCACTGTAGCCAGAAATACCAGATGAACCCGTTGCACCAGAAATACCAGAAAAGCCACTGAAACCGCTGTAGCCCGATATACCGCTATATCCAGAGTAACCAGAGATGCCAGAGTAACCAGAAATGCCAGAGTAACCAGAGGTGCCAGAGTAACCGGAGGTGCCACTATAGCCACTGTAACCAGAAATACCAGATGAGCCCGTTGCTCCAGAGATTCCAGAAAAACCACTATAGCCAGAGTAACCAGAAGTTCCTACTTGACCGCTATAGCCAGAAATTCCACTATAGCCCGATGTACCACTGTAACCAGATACACCAGAGCCACTGTAACCAGAAGTGCCACTATAACCAGAGATGCCGCTAAAGCCAGAAGTACCACTATAACCAGAGATACCGCTAAAGCCAGAAGTACCACTATAACCAGAGATACCACTAAAGCCAGAAGTACCTATTGCTCCACTATAACCAGAAAATCCACTATAACCGGAAAATCCACTAACACCGTTAACAATACCTAAAATAACGGGTTCGTTATTTGGTAAATTAGTTGTACCAGAACCATGTGATTTTATTAAAGTTACTGGATAATTCCAATAGCTAGTAGCGCTATCTAGGTTGGTATTGGTTGGTGTTCCAGTTACTTGCCAAATTTGATAGTTGCCGCTATCAACTTGGTCTTGAATAATAAATTCTTCACCATTAATGATATTTGCTAAAAAAATATCAATGTCGATATTGGTTTGGGTTAAGTGCGAAACACTAACTACTGTCGCGCTAGTTTGTGTAGCATTGTTCCACAACAAAAATCCATCACCAGGGTATCCAGATGTGGTTGCCGTATTGGTTTTGTATTGGAACGCAACTGTAGAGTTGCCAGGGGTTCCAGAAAAACCACTATAACCAGAAATGCCGCTATAACCAGAAATACCACTATAACCAGAAATACCACTATAACCAGAATAGCCAGAAATACCACTAAAACCACTATAGCCACTAATTCCTGAGCCAGAATACCCTGAGATACCACTGTAACCAGAAATGCCACTATAACCGCTATAGCCACTTATGCCACTATAGCCACTTATGCCACTATAGCCACTGTAGCCAGAAATACCACTAAAACCACTATAACCACTGTAACCGGACACACCCGAACCACTATATCCAGAAATACCACTAAAGCCACTATAACCAGATACGCCAGAGCCACTATAACCAGAGATACCACTGTAGCCACTATAACCAGAGATACCACTGTAGCCACTATAACCAGAGATACCACTAAAACCACTGTAGCCACTGTATCCACTTATACCAGAACCTGAATATCCAGATATACCAGAAAAGCCAGAAATACCAGACATACCACTGTAGCCAGAGGCGCCGCTAAAACCACTATAACCAGAGATGCCACTATAACCCGATGTTCCAGATATACCAGAAAAACCACTATAGCCACTATAGCCAGAAATTCCAGAACCAGAGTAACCAGAAATACCCGAAAAACCAGATAGACCAGATACGCCACTATAGCCACTAAATCCACTGAAACCAGACAAACCAGAAAAACCACTTATACCAGAAGCACCAGAAAATCCACTATATCCACTAAAGCCACTAAAGCCAGAAATGCCAGAGCCACTATAGCCACTATAGCCAGACCATCCACTGTATCCAGAAGCACCGTTAATGCCGCTGTAACCAGAAGCACCGTTAATGCCGCTGTAACCACTATAACCAGATGTGCCGTCAGTACCGTTAGTACCACTATAACCACTGTAGCCAGAATAACCTGACCAACCAGATACAGGTCCTAAAACTTGGGTTGATCCGTCGCTATAGTAAACATTAATATTGCCATTCGATGGCGTATAAGTCATGTTGGTAATCAATTTACCAGGTGATGCAGCATTGGCAATCTGCGAAACAGAAGCCTGTTTTGTTACTCCACCTTGAACGACCGGAATTTGCTCAGCACCAGTTAGGTTATAAGCAATCGGTAGTTGTGTTATCGACTGATCGGCCATTTATTATTCTTTTAAGTGTATGTAAATTCACCGTGCAAGGTGGAAGTCCCAAAAGTAGAAAAGACAGACAAATCAACAAGGCCAGTAACGGCATATGCAGGTGTGATTGCTGTCATTTCGGTTGGACTTACTACATTAAAACTAGGTACATTAACACCTCCTAATGTAACATTAGTAATGTTGACAAAATTGGTACCATGTATTGTAATTGCTGTACCACCAGCTTGAGTTCCGCTTGATGGAGATATTGAGTAAAGCGTTGGAATGGTTGACGATGGGAAAAACAGATAAGTACTATCTAAATTCAAATCGCCAGTTGATCCAGCATAGTTTCCATTACCAGTAACAAAAACGGAATTATTATTTTGAAATCCATTTTCGGTTAACAACTGATTACCACCAATTGGGCCAGTAGCAATATTGGCATCTGGTCTTGGAAAACGCAACGCAATGTTTTCAGTTTGACGAGCTGGCAAACGCCATGGATCAAACTTATCTAGGTCGTCCTTGCACACCCGCATCCCAGGGAAATTGGGATCAGGCATTAATTCTACATATGGAAACTTCCTATTGCAGCGGTCACAGACCGCTACAGATAGGACAGAGTTACCACGGGTGTCAAGGTAGACAGGCATTTAACTGCCTTACGCGGTTTGACCGTTGTTCTTGATTAACTTACCAGCGATAATTACACCTGCTGCAATAGTACCTGTACTAGTTACTAATTGCCATTGAATGTCTGTTTTTTCAGAATACAAAAATGGATCAGACGATCTGTTAGCTGTATAAATAGACACAAATGGTTGTTGCAATACAGTTAATTTAACACCGTTGGTGTTATTAATAGCCTGTACTTTGTAAGTAATAATAGTGGAACCAGTATAGCTATTAGAAGTATTAACTTCCGCTAAATCTAAGTAAAAGCTATAGCCAGCGGGCACAGTATAAATAGTACTTTGCGACTTACCAATACCAGCGTTAATTTGAGCAACAATATTGCTAGACTGCTTTACTGTAATTACACCAGCGTTAGTGGTTTGGCTTGTACCAGGTGAAGTCATTAACAAACTATTAATACGTAAGTAACTGTTAACCGTTGTAACACCTGTTGTACCATTTAATGCAATAGTTTCAGATATTGGTGCAAAGTTTGCATCCAAACCAGAAATTAAAATCTTTGCGTTGGTATCATCAGAAGCAGATGTGCTTACTACCGTCATCGTTGTAGCTGATGTTGGGTATGTGTAAACAGTAGCATTTTCCCAAACGGGGATAGATGTTGTTGTTACTGAAGACTGGTAACCAAACAAACTTAATGTTTGGTGCCCCATAATTTGATTACGTGAAACTTGCAAATCAAATGGCTCGTAAGCGCCTTGAACGGTTACGGAATGGGGAGGAGATGGATTTTGCTGTAAATTTGTGACAAGTGCCATAATTAATTTCCTTTAATGTTAAATTAGGGGGCAAAGCCCCCTAGGCAATTAATTATTGGTGTAACCTTGACCAACGTTGGTGATAGAGCCATCATAGTTACGAGCTGTATATTCAACAGTAAAAGTACCTGCTAAAGAACCAGTAATTGCACTGATAGTAGCTTGGCTAAACTGAATAGTTGCGTCCAAAGTGCCAATATTTGCCAACAAAGCTGTAGCAGCTGCTGTTGTAGCAAAAGAAATAGAGATGATACCACCGTTAGTTGCTGTTGGGGTAATTGTGCCAATAGCTGTGGTTGTTACAGCACCAGTAGTTGGGTTGGTAACCAAAAGGTTAACAGTAACAACACCACCAGTTAAAGCTGAAGGAATTGTAGTTTCGTAAAACTTAACGTTTTCAATAATTGAACCAGCTGGCAATACAAATGGGGTTGCAGTTGTCTGACCAATATCATAAGTTGGTAGAACTACAGCACCAGAAGTGGTAGCGGTAATTGGATTGATGTAGCTTTGTTGAGATACACGAGCTGCACCAGTGTTGTCTGGGGCGATTGTGCCGTTATTTGAAGAGTTGTTGTACTTGTAAATACGTACTGGTTGATTAAATGTTACAGACATTTGATTTTTCCTATCAAGAGTTTATAGCCCCACTCAGTCGCTTGATCGTCTACTGGGAAGAGGCAGTAGTCTGTTGGGGGCAAATCTTCCTATAACTACTTATGCAACTTTTAGAGAAAAAACGCCCTAAAATGCAAAAAAGCCACCTTGTGGGTGGCTTTTTTGACTTACTGCGTGGTTTGGATTACAAACCAGGGGTTCCGTAGATGTTACGTGCATCGTGCCAGCCGGTCGCATAGCGCTCGGTAGCTTTGTAACGCATAGAATCAGTCTCGAAATCGCCTTCCATGGATTTCTCCATTGGACGACGCATAACAAGCATGAGACCATTTTCAGCATCAGTCTGTACCCACCAAGCTTTGGATGAGCTCAAACGGGTTACAACGTGTGTACCCTTTGGC